ATGGCCGAGTTCGGCTGGACCGTGCCCTGCCTCGTTGCTGAAGACGGAGAGCTGATCGCGGGGCACGGGCGCGTGCTGGCCGCTACGCAGCTCGGGCTGACCGAAGCGCCGGTGATCGTGCTGGGCCACCTGACCGAGGCGCAGCGCCGGGCGTACCGGATCGCGGACAACAAGCTGACCGAACTCGGCACCTGGGACGAGGCGCTGCTGTCGGCGGAACTGAACGAACTGTTGGCCGAGGATTTCGACCTGTCGCTGGTCGGGTTTTCCGACGGCGAGTTGGACAAGCTGCTGGCCTTCGTGCCGGAGGGGGACGGTGAAGAAGGTGGCGCCGGGGGCTCCGTGCCGCCGGTGACCATCCCCGAACCCCCGCGCAACCCGGCCTCGCGCACGGGCGATCTGTGGATCCTCGGCGACCACCGTCTCCTGTGCGGCGACAGCACGAGCCACGACGATGTGCGCCGCCTGATGAATGGCGAGCGGGCGATCCTGTTCGCGACCGACCCGCCGTATCTGGTGGACTACGACGGCTCGAACCATCCGACTCGCAACAAGGACTGGTCCGCGTCCTACGGCACGACCTGGGATGACAGTTCGCAGGGGGCCGAGCTTTACGACGGCTTCATCGCGGCTGCCGTAACGGAAGCCATCGCCGAGGACGCCGCCTGGTACTGCTGGCATGCCTCGCGCCGTCAGGCGATGCTCGAGGCCTGCTGGGAGAAAGCCGGGGCCTTCGTTCATCAGCAGATCATCTGGGTGAAGGACCGCGGGGTTCTGACCCGCTCCCATTACCTCTGGAAACACGAGCCCTGTTTCATGGGCTGGCGCCGTCCGAACCGCCCGCCGAAGGTGGCCGAGGAAACGCTGCCATCGACATGGGCGCTGCCGAGCTTCGCCAAGGACGACCGGCCCGACCACCCGACGCCGAAACCGCTCGACGCCTTCGGCATCCCGATGCGCCAGCACGTCGCCCGCGGCGGCCTGTGCTACGAGCCCTTCTCGGGGTCCGGCTCGCAGATCATGGCGGGCGAGGCCAACGGCCGGCGCGTCTTCGCGATGGAAATCAGCCCGGCCTATGTCGATGTCGCCGTAGAGCGCTGGCAGGCCGAGACCGGCCGCGACGCGATCCTCGACGGCGACGGTCGGACCTTCGCGCAGGTGAGGACCGAGCGGCTGGGCGACGATGCCGAGGCCCGGGCCGATACGCTGGACCTGGACGCCGCACCCGAACCCGCGCGAAAGCGCAAGACAGCCGCGTGACATGCATGACCTGGCTTTACCTTCCTCCGGAAGCGCTTCCGGGGCCAGAGACGCATGCCTCTTCGGCCTTTCCCTATGCTCCGGCGCTGGCGGACTCGACCTCGGGCTCGCCATCGCCATCCCCGGATATCGTGCTGTGGGCCATGTCGAACGGGAAACCTACGCCGCAGCCACTCTCGTGGCGCGGATGGAAGACGCGTCCCTGGATCGCGCGCCTCTCTGGGACGACGTTGCCACCTTCGACGGCCGTCCTTGGCGCGGCGCGGTGGACATCGTCACTGCGGGCTATCCGTGCCAGCCGTTCTCCGTCGCGGGCAAGCGCCGGGGTGCAGACGATTCGCGGCACCTCTGGCCGCATGTCGCCCGGATCGTTGGCGAGATCGAGCCGCAGTTCGTCTTCCTCGAGAATGTCGCCCATCATCTCCGCCTCGGCTTCCCCGAAGTCGCCGCAGGACTGGTCGGCATGGGCTACCGCCTTGCGGCAGGCCTCTTCACGGCGGCGGAAGTCGGCGCGCCCCACAAGCGCGAACGTCTCTTCATCCTCGCAATCCGAGAAGGAGACGAGCTGGCCAACCCCGCGCGCCTGCTCTGGTACCCGGTCGAGTGGCGGCAACCGGACGGAGCTGCTACGGCTCTGGCCGACGCCCCGCGCCAGCGCCAACGAGAACCGGCAGACCAAACCGACGCCATCACAGGCCGCGGGGCAGCACGGCATGAACCTCGCGACGACGGCAGCGCTCTGGCCGACGCCGCAGATCGACAGTTTCCGCAGCCGGGGTGGCGAGCGGAAGGCCGAAAAGGGTCTGGATCGGATGGCGCGGGACTGGCCGACGCCGATGGCGAACGACGGCTGCAAGCCGAGCGCGGGCAAGCGCAAGTCGGCCGATCTGACCCATGCGGCAGGATTGTGGATGACGCCGACGGCCCGCGATCACAAGGATGGCGCGACGAGCCTTGCCAACACGCCGGTGAACGGCCTGCTTGGCCGCCAGGTCCTGGTGAAGCCGATGGCTGGGAGCGATTCCTCCGAGGCACGCCGGACCTTGAACCCGCTGTTCGTCGAGGCGCTGATGGGCTGGCCCACCGGGTGGACCGGCTTCGCCTCTGTGGTAACGGCGTGGTCCCCCTGGTTGCAGCGCATGCGCTGCGAACTCTCGCGGCTGAACTGCTGGCCGATGGATGAGGCGGCGACATGAAGCAGACTCGCCTCATGTCGCTCGTGGAGTCCGTCGCCAACGTGATCGTCGGCTACGGCGTCGCCGTCGTCACGCAGATCCTGATCTTCCCGATCTTCGGGCTGCAGACGACGCTGGCGCAGAACCTGAAGATGGGCGCGGTCTTCACCGTAGTCAGCATCGTGCGGTCCTACGTCCTGCGGAGGCTGTTCGAGGCGATTCGGGTGCGTTAGCCTTCCGGCAGCTGTGCGGATGAAGCGGTCAGTCTTGTTCAGGCGAAAACGTCCTTCTGATTGCCTCGGAGAACGCGCTAAGACGCGCAAAATTTGCCTTGAGTTCATTCCGAAGTGACTTCGGAACTTCAAGCTGAACGCCACTCCCTTTGCGCCCTCGGTTACAAATGTTGTTTGGATGAGCACCGGCAAGATCCCCTGTCTGAATCTCAACGGAAAAACCGGCAAGTTTAAGTTGCTTTCCCATCTCTTCCAGAGTCGGAACGTCCAGTCCGCCCAACCAAACAGTTTCGGGATCGTCACGGTCGCTGCGGCCATGGATTGCAACAACAACTTCGCATTTTTCTGCAGCATCAATAGCCTGCGACTCGTCATACTTGTGAGATGTGATGTGCAAATCGCCGTGCGGCCTTGTCCGAAGACCCTCGAAACAGTAAAGTGACAAGGCACCTCCGGCGATGTCAAATGCAATCTCGGATGTCCCTGGCTCAATTCTTCCTCCATGAGGTGCCATGATCAAGACGTCCGAACCTCTATCCTCGACCACTATGCGGTAATCAATTCCGCGTTTTTCTTGTGCAAAAAGCTGTTTGAAGCTAGAATATTGGTCGTTACTCATTTCGGCTCTCCCAAAGGATCAGTCTTCCCAGACTGGTGAATACATCGCCTGTCTGCAATGGGCTCTTCATGTCGATTTCGTCCCGTTTTGGGTATGATCGACCGCCGCCCCGGGTGGGACGGCGTCAATGTGGTGTTGCCCAGCTGAGCGATCAGTCAGCGGGCAGCCTATAGATCCTACCGCGCCCCTCGACCTTTTCCGAGGTCACTTCGAGCCCGAGCTTCTTCTTCAGCGCCCCGGCCATGGCACCCCTGATCGTATGCGCCGCCCAGTTGAGGGCAACCATGATCTCCTCGATTGTCGCGCCGTCCGGTGCGCGCAGCATGGCGATCAGCTTGGCCTGCTTGGTGCCCTCGCGTGGCGTGCGCGTCTTGGGCGCGGCCTCCGGTTTGTTGGGGGTGTCCGGCCCGGGCTCCTCGGTCGCGCTCGCAGGCGCGGTGTCCGCGTCCTCGGGCTCGATGCCGATGGCGGCGAGGCCTGCGTCGGTGGCGACCAGCGTGACGCCGTGGCCGTCGCCGGTCTCTCGCCAGATAGGCTCGCCCTTGCGCAGGTCGGCGTCGACCTCCTCGAGGAAGCCCTTGGCGAGCATCGCGCCGACCACCTTGGCGGCGGCGCCACCCCGCAGGCTCTCGGGCAGCGGCAGGGCGATGTGCTCGGGTCGCTGCGCGGCGGCGCTGAGGATGATGGCTTGGGTATCGGAAAGCTTGGTCATGGGGTCGTCTCCGTATTCGGGCCCGCGTCATGCGGCGCCTTCTACGACCCCGAGCCGCGCAGGGCGCGCGGCGGGAGTTCCGGCAGCGCCGGAGATCAGCGGGCGTGTTCGCCCTCGCCGAAGGCGCTGTCGGTGATGCGCTTCAGGAGGCTGGCGTAGTGTTCGAGGGTACCGACCATGGCCCAGCCCGCCTCGTCGGGGGCGCAGTTGAAATGGTCGTCGCTGAGCGCCTGCAGGCGGGCGAGCATCTCGTCGATCTCGGCCTTCTTGCCGATGAAGGCGGCGAGTGCCGCTTCCTTGTTCCGGCGCGCCTTTTCGGCGCGGAGTTCGTGGCGCGGCGTGGTGATCGGGTTCAGTCGGGTTGTCATCGTGGTGGCTCCTTGGTGAGTTGCATCGCTTCGTTGGACTGACGTTCGCTCCGGTGGCGACGCTTATCAACTCGATAAGCGCCTGACTTTGAATGATAATCGGAGCCGTCGATGCAGGGCATGAGCGAGCGCCAGTACGCCGCCCATGTCGGGCTGTCGCGCGGCGCGATCCAGAAGGCGAAGATCGCCGAGCGGCTGGTTCTCTATCCCGACGGCAGCATCAACGCGGCGGCCAGCGACGCCAGGCGTGCCGAGACGACGGACCCGTCGAAGACGAGAAAGCCGCCTGCGCCGAAGCTGAAGCCTGTCCCCGAGGCGGCGGTGGCGGCTGTCGGCGATACGCTGCGCGAACAGGGGCTGGCGGTTCCGGCGGTGGGCGGCGGCACCACGTTCCTGCAGGCCAAGACCGCGAACGAGGTGCTGAAGGCCCAGGAACGGCGCATCCGGCTCCAGAAGCTGAAGGGGGAGTTGATCGAGCGGGCCCGGGCGCTGGCGCTGGTGTTCCGCCTGGCGCGGGAGGAACGGGACACGTGGGTGAACTGGCCTGCACGCGCGGCGGCGCTGATGGCGGCCGAACTGTCAGCCTCGTGCAGCGACGCGACGGGCCAGCAGATCACCGTGGAGCCAGCCGCGATGCAGAAGGTGCTGGAGAGACATGTACGCGCCCACCTCGACGAACTCGCCGAGGTCCGGCCCGACTTCCGGTGAGAACGGCGATGGCCTGACGGACTTCGACGGCGCGGGCGAGATCCTGCGCGCCTGGGGCAGCGGGCTCCGGCCCGATCCGGACCTGACCGTCTCGGAATGGGCGGACCGGCACCGGATGCTGTCGGGCCGCGCCTCGGCCGAGCCCGGGCGGTATCGCACGGTGCGCACGCCGTACATGCGCGAGATCATGGACCGGCTGTCGCCCGGCGATCCGACACAGCGGATCGTGTTCATGAAGGCCGCGCAGGTCGGCGCGACCGAGGCGGGCAACAACTGGATCGGGTTCGCCATCCACCAGGCGCCGGGTCCGATGCTGGCGGTCCAGCCCACGGTCGAGCTGGCCAAGCGCAACTCGCGCCAGCGGATCGACCCGCTGATCGACGAAAGCCCCGAGCTGCGGGAGCGGGTGAAGCCCGCGCGATCCCGCGATGCGGGCAACACGATGCTGTCGAAGGATTTCGCGGGCGGCATCCTGATCATGACGGGGGCCAACTCGGCGATCGGGCTCCGATCGACCCCGGCGCGGTACATCTTCCTCGACGAGGTCGACGCCTATCCGGCCTCGGCCGACGAGGAAGGGGATCCGGTCACGCTTGCCGAGGCGCGGTCGCTGACCTTCGCCCATCGGCGCAAGGTGCTGCTGGTCTCGACCCCGACGATCCGGGGGCTGTCGCGCATCGAGCGCGAGTTTGAGGCGAGCGACCAGCGGCGGTACTTCGTGCCGTGCCCGCATTGCGGCGCGATGCAGTGGCTGAAGTTCGACCGGCTGCGCTGGCAAAAAGGCGGTCCGGAGACGGCGGAATACCACTGCGAGGGCTGCGACGCGGCAATCGCGGAACACCACAAGACGGCGATGCTGGAGGGCGGCGAATGGCGGGCAACCGCCACGGCCGCCGATCCGACCACGGTCGGGTATCACCTCTCGGCGCTCTACTCGCCGATCGGCTGGCTGAGCTGGGAGCGGATCGTGCGGGCATGGAACGCGGCACAGGGGTCGGACGAGGCGATCAAGGCGTTCCGGAACACGATCCTCGGCGAGACATGGGTCGAGACCGGGGAAGCGCCGGACTGGCAGCGGCTCTACGACCGCCGCGAGCGCTGGACATCCGGCACGGTGCCCGCGGGCGGGCTGTTCCTGACCGCCGGTGCCGACGTCCAGAAGGACCGGATCGAGGTCGATGTCTGGGCCTGGGGCCGTGGCCTCGAAAGCTGGCTCGTCGATCATGTCGTCATCGAGGGCGGGCCGGATCGGCATGACGCATGGTCGGAGCTGACCGCGCTGCTGGATCGAAGCTGGCCACATGAACGCGGCGCGCATCTCAGGATCGCGCGGCTCGCCATCGACACCGGTTACGAGGCCCCGGCGGTCTATTCCTGGTCGCGGGCGCAGGGGTTCGCACAGGTGTCGCCGGTCAAGGGTGTCGAGGGGTTCAATCGTTCCAGCCCGGTGTCGGGACCGACATTCGTCGATGCGACCGAGGGCGGCAAACGCCTGCGGCGCGGCGCACGGCTCTGGACCGTGGCGGTGTCGACCTTCAAGGCCGAGACCTACCGCTTCCTGCGGCTGGCGCGGCCGACCGAAGAGGAGATGGGCGACGGGGCGGAGTTTCCGCCCGGCTCGGTGCATCTGCCGCATTGGGTCGAGAACGAATGGCTGAAGCAGTTCGTTGCCGAACAGCTGGTGACGGTCCGCACGAAACGCGGCTTCGCCCGGCTGGAATGGCAGAAGCTGCGCGAGCGGAACGAGGCGCTGGATTGCCGGGTCTATGCCCGCGCCGCCGCCTGGATCGCGGGCGCGGATCGCTGGTCTGAGGCGAAATGGCGCGACCTCGAGGATCAGCTCGGGGCGGCCCCCACCGACACCGATCCCGCCGGGCAGATCAACCGGCCGGGACAGGCCCCGCAGGGCAAGCGCCGCTCCGACTGGCTCGGACGGCGCGGAGGATGGTTCTGAACATGACCGACTGGACAGAGAGCGAGCTCTCGGCGCTGCGCCGGGCCTATGCCAGCGGAACCACCCGGGTCAGCTATGACGGCAAGTCGGTCGACTACGGCTCCGCCGAGGATCTGCTCGCCCGCATCCGCACCATCGAGCGCGCCATCGCGGGAACGACCCGGCCGCTGCCGGTGGCCGGGCTCGCGGGCTTCTCGCGCGGGGACCGGTGATGTCGGCGACCTGGTTCGATCACGCCATCGCCACGGTGGCGCCGCGCATGGCCGCCCGCCGCGTGATGGCGCGTCAGGCGTTCGAGACCCTGACGCGGGGCTATGACGGCGCCGCGCGCGGGCGTCGCACCGAGGGCTGGCGTGCGCCGGGATCCTCGGCCGACACCGAGATCGGCGTCGCCGGAGCCCTGTTGCGCGACCGGATGCGGGATCTGGTGCGCAACAACCCGCATGCGGCCAAGGCCGTGGCGGTGCTGGTGAACAATATCATCGGTGCGGGCATCATGCCGCGCGCGGCCAGCGGCGACGACAAGCTGGACCGGAAGGTCGACGCGCTCTTCGAGCGCTGGACGGCGGAGTGCGACGCCGACGGCCAACTCGACTTCTACGGGCTGCAGACGCTGATCTGCCGCGAAATGGTCGAGGCGGGCGAGGTCCTGGTGCGCCGCCGACTGCGGCGCGCGAGCGACGGACTGCCGGTGCCGCTGCAACTGCAGGTGCTGGAGGCAGACTTCCTCGACGCCACGAAATCCGGCGTCCTCGGCGCGGGGCGGCTGGTCCAAGGGATCGAGTTCGACCCGGTCGGCAAGCGCCGGGCCTACTGGCTCCATGCAGAACATCCCGGCGACGCCTATGGCGCCTTTCAGAACGGTCTGCAGAGCCGCCCGGTCCCGGCGAGCGAGATCGCCCATGTCTACGAGAAGCAGCGCACGCAGGCGCGCGGCGTCCCGTGGGGCGCGCCGGTGATCCGCAGCTTGCGCGATCTCGACGACTACGAGGTGGCCGAGCTGGTCCGCAAGAAGACCGAGGCCTGCGTCACCGCCATCGTCTTTGGTGACGACGAGGCGCAGCAGGGCATCGCGCCCTCCGTGGTCGATGCCGACGGCAATCGGGTCGAGCAGTTCGAGCCGGGGCTGATTGCCTATGCGCGGGGCGGCAAGGACATCCGGTTCAACCAGCCCGCCGCCACAGGCGGCTACGGCGAATACAAGCGTGCGAGCCTGCACACGATCTCGGCCGGGTTCCGGGTGCCCTACGAGCTGCTGACCGGCGATCTCAGCCAGGTGAACTATTCCTCGATCCGGGCAGGGCTCGTCGAGTTCCGCCGCCAGATCGACGCCGTGCAGTGGCAGCTGTTCATCCCGATGTTCTGCGCGCCCGTCTGGCGGTGGTTCACCGAGGCTGCATGGGCGGCGGGCCAGATCCCGTCGCCGACCGTGCCGGTGGAATGGTCGCCGCCCAAGTTCGAGGCGGTCGATCCGCAGAAGGACGCGATGGCGAACCTGCTGTCGATCCGCTCCGGCACCATGACGCTGGCCGAGGTGATCGCGAAACAGGGCCGGAACCCCGATGCGGTGCTGGCGGAGATCGCCGCGACAAACGCCAAGCTCGACGCGCTGGGGCTGGTGCTCGACAGCGACCCACGCCGCGTCACCAAGACCGGCAGCGCGCAGAGCAGTGACGCGGCGACCGATCCGGCCGCCGAAGAACCCGACACCGACGACCCGGCCGCCGACGCGGAAACCGATACGGCGCAGGCCGACCAACAGGACTGACCTTCATGGACACGATGATCGAACTGCCGGCCATGCGCCGGTCGGCGGAGCTTGCGCCCAACACGGCCGACGCCGACAGCCGCACCGTCGAGGTGGTCTGGTCGGCCGGGGCGCGCGTCCGTCGCGCCACCTTCTTCGGCGAGCCCTATGACGAGGAACTCAGCCTCGACCCCGCCCATGTCCGGCTCGACCGGCTGAACGCGGGCGCGCCGTTCCTGAAGGTGCATGAGCTCGACACGCTTGATGCGGTGATCGGCTCGGTCGTGCCGGGTTCGGCGCGGATCGAGAACGGGCGGGGCATCGCGCTGGTGCGGATCAGCAAGCGTGCCGATGTCGAGCCAATCTGGCGCGACATCCAGGCCGGGCACATCCGCGCGGTCTCCATCGGCTACCAGGTCCACCGCTTCGAGGTCTCGAAACCCGAGGCCGCGCGCGAACTCTGGCGCGCGGTGGACTGGACGCCGTTCGAGGTCTCCGCCGTCGCGGTCGGCGCCGACCCCGCCGCGGGCTTCCGCGCCCAGCATCCCCTCCACGACTGCGTCCTTCACCGCCGGGACGCCCCCACAGAGCAAGGAGCATCCCAGATGACGGACAAGACCCAGACCCCGGCGAGCGACGCCGCAACCCCCGCCACCCAGCCGACCGAGCCGGTCGAAACCGAGGACACCATCATGACCGAGCCGAAAGCGGCTGCGCCGGACCCGAAGGTCGCGGCCAGCGAACCGAAGGTCCACGCAAGTGAGACGCGCAGCCAGCCGAAGACGCAGGCCACTCCCGCGCCCGACACCGAAGCGGTCGCCACCAACGCCCGCGAGGCCGAGCGCGACCGTGTCTCCACCATCTACGATCTGGCCGGGCGGCTGAACCTCGAGCGCGGCTTCGCCGAGGATCTGGTGAAACGCGGCGTCAGCGTCGACGAGTCCCGCCGCCTGATCCTCGACCAGGTCGCGGCGAAGTCGGACGAGACCCGGACCTTCCCGCACGTTTCCGTACCGCTCGGCGGCCGGGACGAGCGCATCACCCGCCGCGACGCGGTGGCGAACGCGCTGCTGCACCGCTACAGCCCGACGCTGTTCCAGCTTGAAGATGCGGCCCGGCAGTATCGCGGCATGACGCTGCTGGAGCTCGCCCGCGAAAGCCTCGGCAATGCCGGGGTGAACACGCGCGGCCTGTCGCGTGACGAGGTGGCGACGCGCGCGCTGCACTCGACCTCGGACTTCCCCGAGATCCTCTCGGCGGTCACCAACAAGACCCTGCGGCAGGCCTACGAAGCCTATCCCCGCACCTTCATGCTGTTCTGCCGCCAGGTGCTCGCCACCGACTTCAAGGCGATGCACCGGGTGCAGCTCGGCGAGGCGCCGCAGCTGCTCGAGGTCGGCGAGAGCGGCGAGTTCAAGCGCGGGACGCTCGGCGAGAGCAAGGAGAGCTACAAGGTCAAGACCTATGGCCGGGTGGTCGCGATCACCCGCCAGACGCTGATCAACGACGATCTCGACGCCTTCACCCGGATCCCGGCGATGTACGGCAACTCCATCGCGCAGCTGGAGTCGGACGTGGTCTGGGGCATCATCACCGCCAACCCGGCCATGGCCGACGGCAACGCGCTCTTCCACACCACGCACAAGAACCTCGCGGGCACCGGCGCGGCGCTCGACGTGAGCAGCGTGGGTGCGGCCCGCGCGGCGATGGCCAAGCAGACCGGTCTCGACAAGAAGACGGTGCTGAACGTCCGCCCCGCCTTCCTGATCGTGCCCGCCTCGCTGGAACTGAAGGCCGAGCAGCTGGTCGCGCAGAACCTCGTGCCCGCCGCGACCTCCAGCGTGGTGCCGCAGTCGATCGGTAATCCCCCCCGATCTTAACGGGATGCGGAAGTAGAATTTTCTCGGCAGGATGACTGAGGAGATTCCGATGAAGAAGACACGATACACAGAAGCCCAGATCATGGGTGTGCTGCGCCAGATG